AGGAATACAAAGGTTATACAACCAACAAAAGATACCTAGAATTACTTGAGAACGGACCTCAAAGTTTATCTCAAGCATGGTTACTAGGTGCTTTGCATAACGAATGGAAGAAGATTAAGGGTTACTCAGACGATTATTCAGAGGAAAATACAGGACAACTTCAATCGTCATTTAAAGATTGGAATGCTGGACTCGAATAAATATCCTTATAAGGATTAAAATTGCGTTATGTCTTCAGTAAAACAGATAACAGAGGAGTCATTCTACAGAAAAAGATTGGCTGCTGTTGATCCAATATGGGAAGAGTATTATCTTGGTGTTGCTAAGAAGTTAGTAGAGAAAGGATATGAGAGTCCTCGTTTGTTAGATAATATTATAGAAGCATTACCTCGTGAGTTAGATCCTGAGTTTTACTCTGTAATGTGTATGGTTAATCCTCGTTTACATGAGAATTCAGATCTCGCTGAAAAGAAAACTGCAAAAGCAATAGTTAGAAGTCTTGCTGCGACTGGTTTTTTTGAAGGAGCAAAGTATGGTTTATATAAAGGATCAGGCAAACCAGGCGGTGCCATGAAAGCTTACCTTGATAAGAAAGCAGAAAAATTAAAGAAAGAAAAAGAGAAGCAAAAACCTGAGTATAAGAACAACCCTGCATTTGGTGATGCATCACATCATTCTAATAAAAAAACTAGAACTGAAGCAAAGAGATGGTGGGATGATGATGGAGATGGAAAAGGATATGAGAAGGGTGAGGTAGATGGATCATTTAAAAAAGGTAAGAAGAAAATAAAAGAAGAGAAGAAAGCAGCAAAAGATTACGATGGAGACGGTAAAGTAGAATCAGGTAAGGCAGAATACTTTGGTTCTAGAGACAAGGCAATCAAAAAGGCAATGGGTAAGAAGGTCAAGCATGATTGTTCATCTAAAGTAAAACATGAAGAGTATGGTATAGGTGATTGCATCAAGGAAATGCATACACTTGATGAGTATGGTAACATCACACATTATGATGTGCTGTTTACTAACAAAGTTGTTAAGAATGTTCCTGTTGAAAACTTAGAAGTTCTTGTCAGTGAAATGCATGAGCATTATATTAATGATGAAAAGAATAAAGAAGTAGTAGAAGGTAGCATGAAGCAAGCAAGAAAGAATGTTGGTGCATCTACTTGTTGGGATGGTTACAAAGCAAAAGGAACTAAGAAAAAAGGTGGTAAGGTAGTCCCTAACTGTGTAAAAGAAGAGGACATTGAAGAAGGTAAGGATGGTCTATGGGATAACATTCATCAGAAAAGAGAAAGAATGAAGAAAGGATCTGGTGAGAAGAAAGCAAAACCAGGTGACAAGGACTATCCAAAGACCTTGAATGTTGAGAATGAAGTTCTTAGTACAGTTAAGAGTGTAGTAAGAGAGGGTATTGCTAACTCATATGCTTTGGATATTCCCATAGAGATAGTTGATTTTCTAGAGCAAAGAAACATACCTTTAGAAGTTGCTGAGAAACTATCAGAGGAACAAATTGATTACATTTTCGGCTTATACATAGAGGAAGAGAAGCAACCAAAGAACTGCGGTTGTGGACAGAATCCTTGTGTGACATATGGTAAGCAAACTGAAAAATGCGACGGAGACTCTGTGGCAAAAGTATAAGGACGCTCTATTTGAGACATTCCCTGACTTAGTAGTAAAAGAAACATGGGCTGATTGGGAATCAAAAGATGCTACTTTACATGCTGATATTCGTGTAGGTAAGCACTTCCTAAAAGCAAGAGAAGCACAGATAAACGATCCAAGATCTGATATATACAACACTATTCTTTATCCTAAGACTGGTGCAGATCTCCCCTGTTTTGGTATGGATCTTATGAAGTTTAGCGAGAAGAAAGTTATAATAGTATTTGACTTCCAACATCCAAGAGAAAATTATCTATACTCTGTCGATAGTTTGCCTAAAGACGATGGTAAGTATAGGTTCTTTGAGATGGGTAATCATTTTTCAGAAAATATATTTGTAAGATACTGTAAACCTGACGAGGTGAATGATTATTTACCTATGTTTAAGACATATCTTATATGGTATAAACATATCATAGATGAGGCAAATCCTACTGGACTAGATACAACAGTATATAAAGACTTTGATACTTACATGACTAAACTAGATCCTGTTAGAGGATATCTTACAGCAAAGTTTGGTAAAGATAAGTCAGAATCTTTTGTTGATAATTTTTTATTCAGTTACAAATGACCTATGACAATCCCTGGTACTACAAAGATACAGCTTTCACTTCTGACGATATTGGCGATTTCTTCGGTTTCGTCTACCGTATTACAAATCTCCAGTCGGGTAAACAATACATCGGAAGAAAATATTTCTGGCAGAAACGAAAGCCTAGAGGTGGCGGTAGGAAAGTTACATCTGAAAGTGACTGGAAAAAATACTATGGGAGCTGTCCTGAGCTTACTGCAGATAGAAAACTACTTGGAGACTCCTCCTTCAAGAGAGAAATCATTTCTCTCCACAAAACAAGTGGATGGGTCAATTATGAGGAGACAAAGCAACTCTTTCTAAACAATGTCTTAGAAGAAAAATTTGAAAATAACGAACCAATGTATTATAATAGTAATATACTAGGTCGATACATGAGAAAAAATTATGGCTGAATTTAAAGACGATACTCTTTACGGTTCCTCTGATACTCACATGTATATGATGGAGTGGGAGAAGCATTATATGGAAACTTGTATCAATTTACTAGAACCAGCAGGTGATGTATTAGAAATTGGTTTTGGATATGGTTTTTCTGCAACACATATTCAACAGTTTGATATCAAATCTCATACTATTCTTGAACCAGATGAAGAGGTATATAAAAATGCATTAGAGTGGGCAAAAGATTATCCTAAAGCAAAAATAATTAAACAGGCATGGCCATGTACAGATAACCTTGGCAAATATGATTGTTTCTTTCATGATCCTTACATTGAGGATGCTAGTGAGGAGTTATTAAAATATAATTGTACCAACATATACTTTTTAATTAAATGTATAAAAGAATTAGCAAACAAAGACTCTAGATTTTCATTCTTCTGCTCTGTTAATGGAGAGAATAATACTATAGGACAATACTTTGATCGTCTTCAACGCATACTTGTTGATGAGTGTCCAGACGCTGAATATAAAATCTCTGTATATCAATACGACAGTACAAATGTACCAGAACATTGTAATTATACAAATGAAGGGTGGTTATTTACTCCGTTGATTCAAGTTCAGCAATGATAGAATATCTTTTTCCTACTCCTTTCTATAAAAATAATATTCCCTGTCCTAAAAAACAATGGGATGGTATGATGGATGTCTGTGAAAGATTTTATAATAAAAATATACAAGAGATCAATGATTGTGGAAATTTTACAGGTGATCAAGACACACCAGAGTTCTTTTTGTTACATACCACAGAACAATTCTATTGGTTAAACTATCATATGGGTCAGGCAGTTAAAGAATATTTAAAAGAAATTACTGATGATGAAGACTATTCTGTTTTCTTCCAGAAATCATGGCCGAATGTGACTAGATTAGAGGATGGTGGTAATCCAAATCATTACCATAAAGGATCTCATTTTAGTGGAGTCTACTATCTTAGGACTGAGGGAAGTGGAGGAACTTTAAATCTTCAAAGTGGTAATGAGATGGATATGTTACCATTAAATTTAAAACCACACCTAGGGATATTTCAATTTAATCCTGTAGATGGTGATCTAATTGTATTTCCATCTAGTGTAATGCATAATGTTAGAGGTTTTTCTGGATCACATTATAGAGCATCTATAGTGTATGATATATTCATTACATCTTCAGAGACGGTTGATGATCGTTATGAAAACATTGTTACATCACCACATTTATGGGTAAGAGTATGATTGCTAAAGTATATGACAACTTATTTTCTCCTGCATTTGTAGCAACTACAGATGAGATGGTGTTTAATCTACCTGTTTCATGTACCAATGAAGCAAATGGTAAACGCTATCCTGATGGTGGAGGTGGCACTCATAGATTATTTGGTGAAAATTTATTTGAAAGAACTAGTGTCAATACAATTACAAACTGGTCACCTAAAGCACCTGTGTTTTTTAATATGCTGCGACATATTGAAGAGGTAACAGAGACAACATATTATTTGTCAAGGATAGATCTAAATTTACAGCATTCTTTTTGTGATGGTAGTGCTCATCTTGATGGTGATATTAGTAACTCAACCATTATGTACTTTTCAAATTGCCAATGGAGAAAAGAATGGGGAGGTCAGTTCCAAATACTTGATGGACAACATGGTAATGTTATAGAAGAGCATGAGTATGTGCCTGGTAGAGTTGTCATTTTTCCATCTAATTATTGGCATAGAGGTCTAGGACCTAGGCATCCATATGTGTATAGATACAGTATAGTATGGAGAGTAACTGCAGTTGACAGCATTGATTTATGATTGATTATAATTATACTACGGATCTTAAACCATCCATTGCAACAGTTCCTAAATTTTTATCAGCAGAAGACTTTCGTTATGCTACAGAGTTTGCTAAAAAAGCACCTTATATATGGGGTGAGAGTGACGGACCTGGCAAATTGAAACCAACAGGAATGATCTATGATATCATGGATGAAATGATTGGAGTTGGTGAGTTAGATAATGGAGAGATCTTACCTGAGGTCGAAAGAAATGTATCAATAAGTGATAAGGATCAGTATATAATTGATATGATTGATAGTAATATATGTTCTAAGTTTCCAGAGATGGAAGATTATGATTTGTATAGAGCATATATTAATTGCTTTGCTCCTAGAGAGATAGCAAATTTTCATCAAGACTGTGCAGATGGTTACGATGCTATAACTTTTATATTTTATGGTAACGAACTGTATACTGGTCTAAATGATGGTGGGGCAACTGAGTTTTATCTTGATGATAGAATAATTGCTATACCACCAGTACCAAATACCCTACTAAAATTTACTGCATGGGTTTACCATAGAGCAACTCCTCTTAAATCTGATCATCGTTTTACATATGCATTCAAATACTGTAGAAAGGATTATTAAAGATGATCGTTACTTCATAGAAGATAATTTATTTCTTCCTGAGGTTATAGATGAGTTGAGAGAGTTTGCATTGACTACAGATGTCAAGGATGATTCTTATAATGGATATCATTCTATAAACTTTACGAGAGATTCATTCCCACTTGATTTGTTAAAGGATATAGTTATCTCATTAAAATCAAAATATAAATTTCTAGGAGAATTTTATAGAGGTTGGGCATTCGTACATGACAATAATGCTAATGGAGTAACACCTCATGCAGATCCAGCAAGATATAATATTAATCTATGGGTTAGTCCTAATGAATCTGTTCAAGATCCAGAGAAGAATGGATTAATTCTTTATGATATTCAACCCCCACCAAGTTGGACATGGGAAGAATATAATAATGATACAATAATGATAAGAAAATACCTAGAGTATACTAAATCTAAGAAGACTGTTATACCCTATGCATGCAACAGACTTTTAATTTTTAACTCTAAATATTTTCACGAAACCAATAAGGTTTCTATGATCGAGGGATCAGATAATAGAAGAGTAAACTACACATTTATGTTCGAGTGACTAAATTTTTTAAAGCATCTGATTTTGAATTTAATACTAACTGGGCAATCAATGTTGAACCTTGGAAGGACTCTAAGATCATGTTTGTTGATGATGTATATAAGTATCCAGATAAGGTATATTCATACTTGAGTTCTATTCAAGCAATCAGAACTCATAAATCTATTAGAGGGTCTAAGAATGGTATAGATTTTATGGATGGTCAGATGGCCATTGATAATAGATGGGATCAGAATAGAAAATTTCTTATTGAAATGCTTGCCGATGCTTATGGTGTTCCAGATATAGATCCACATGCTGTTCCAAATACCACTAATACTTTTAGATTAATATCAGATTATCCTGGTGCTGGTAACTATTGGCATCCTCATGTGGATGGACAGTTAAATTTTATGATTTATCTGAATCCATCTCACCACATGAAGGCAGGTACCACTTTATATAATGCTGCTAATACAAAAGCAAAAGCATTTTTAAAAAATAAAGATACAGAGCATAGTAATCCTTGGAGAACTGAGAAGCAATTTACTGAAGAGTTATGTATCTTGGATAGATTTAATCAAGGGGTTGTTTTTCCTGGTCAGTGGTTTCACGGTCAAACAATAACAGATAATTTTTTTAAAACCACTACAAGATTTACTGAAGTTACTTTTATTTGAGTCATGTTAAGAGTTAAATGCAAGAGATGTAATACTGAATTGATCAGTAGCAACAAAGTTCAGAGTTGTGGGTGTACAAACCGAACAGTTTTGG